AGCGCTACCTAGCATACCCCAGCCAGAGAGAGCCTCAGACCCGCAAGCTGGACACGGTAAAAGCTCTGGTAAGTTGCCTTCTTTATTGGGTGAAAGATTATTTAGGTTTACCATACTTAGCCTCTACTATTAGACAAGATAGCTCTACCAGTTTGTCTAGGGATACAATACATAGCCACTGGTTAAGATTACTTCTATGTAGCACTACGGCTACGTCGTCTTCTGCGTCTCGCTCTGCTTGCTCTACCCATTTATATACAGTCTTACTCCCGCTTTCTACTCTTTTTACCTCTACGTGCAGCCCATCAAGCCCTACTAAATCTGCCTGTGCGCCTTTACTGTACCCGTTATATTGAACGCTACGCCTAAAATTAATTTTTGGCAGTATCTCCCGAAGCCTAGCGGCGGCGTCTAATTCGCCGTTTTTCCCTTTCCTGTTACTATTAGTCAATGCTCGCCCCTTAGTGCTGCCGCTTCTATTGGTGTTATTGAAGTAGAGATATAACCGAATCTAACTAAATCGCCTATTAAGTACTCGTAAAGATAACTTAGCCGCTGGGGTGTTAGCCTCTCGAAGTCTTTACGCCAGTTAGCCCGCTGCTCTGTCGCGCAGCGAATCCGTAAGCCGGTTATTTTCCGTATGTCTTTCGCTATGCTCTCGTAATGTATTATGTGATACGGCGCCACATTTTCTGCCCATTTGCTAATAACCGGAGTACGCATTAGCGGTATTTTATCTACGTAATGTCCTAAAGTGATAGGCTCTAAATTTTTAGCTAGCCTCTTATCATTATAGGCGCTGTGCATAGCGGCTATTCTGGTATATGGGTTACGAACCATTACGGCGCGCTCGTAGCTTTTCCAGCGCGTCGGTATTCGAGTTATGTAGCTATCTATTCCCCCTGTTTCATTATCGCCCATTACCCAATAGTTATTAGCCCTATTACATAGCTCTACATGTAATGCCGTAGACCCTACGCCGTTAGGGGTTAATATTATTAGTTTTTCTGTGTCTAGTACTATCATAACCGCGCTTTCCGGCTGTTAGTAAATGAATTAAAAACCGCACTAAGCCCACCTGTATAAATCCTTCTTTAACTATCTGTCTATGTATGTTCGATAGCTGCTCTACGTCATTGGTAAGCACTCGTAGCCGTCGTCTATCCTCTGTAATATATCTAACTCTCATAGTGTGCCATCTCTTTCTTTATATTTTCTGCTTCGTCGCTCATACCTTCGCCTCTGGCTTTTAGTTCGTCCAGCTCGCGCCATAACTCACGCAGAGCTATAGCATTATCTACCTGTTCAGCCGTTAGCACTTTCGGCGCTAGCGGCGCTGCTTCTTTTTCGTAGTTGCCTAGACCCTTCCAGCCGTTAGCTATGGCTCTGGTTATCTTTAATTCTAGTGTACCGTCTGGTAAATGTGCTACTGAATTTACAAAAGCCTCTACCTGCATCTCTGTGTAGTTACCCGTCTCGCGCTTATAGTCTATCCATCTCGCTAAGCTCTCTTTTCTCTTAGTAGAAAAAGTGGGGTAGTTATTCTTTCTTTCTTTATATTCTTTACTTCTTCTTCTTGTATCTACTGGCGTCTCTACTCGTGTCTTTACTGGTGTCTCTACTGGCGTCTCTACTGCTGTCTCGCTTTTTTCTTCGCCATGCTGATATACCTTATAATTACAGACTGTAACCACTGTAAAGAGTGTACCGCTTTCTACCGTTATCATATCCATATGAATTAACTTATCAAAGTGTCTTTTTACAGTACCTGTAGACGTCTCTAAGTCTCTAGCGGCTACTCTGTAGCTAGTGGCAAACTGCCCAACGTCTAGCGTAAGGTTAGCCGTATACAGTTTTACCGGCTTATAGACTGCGCGCCCAAGTAACCATATCCATGTCTTTAGTAGGTTAGCGTCTGTAAATACTGCGCTATCTATTATCGACCTGTGTAACTTTATGTATCCCTTCATAACTTCCCCTGTAAAAAGCCCGCCTAGCCACTAGCTAGACGGGCTACCCAAAAACTACCTAGCGTATCGAGAGAATACCGCTAGGCATATACCGACACTAAACAGCGTCGTAGTATTTCCAAAAGTTGTACTCGTCTTGCCAGCTCTCCCCGTATGGTATCTTTACACTTTCTCTATCTAGGTCGCATAGTAGCGCTGTATGGTCGAAGGCTGGTAATATGTTTAGCCCGTAGTCGAAGTCTAAAACGTCGTCTATGTTAGTCGTGCTTACTACTTCCGTGTCGCAGTCGTCTAGATTATTGCGTATGTAAAATTGTAGCTGTGTCTCTGTGTGCATGTAGTGGTTAGGCGGCGACTTTAGATAGCTATTAAAAGGTATATCATGGTCTAGCCCTTTCTTCTCTAGCCACCATAGATAATGTTTATACAATCCGTAAGCCCGCGCCAGCGGCTCTCTGATGACTAGTATTACCTTGTAGCCGTCGTGTATCCAGCCGTCATGTACTCGCCCGTAGTGGTGGTCTATCCCGCCGTCTGGATTCTCGCCATTAACCCAAATACCGCCATGCTCTGGGCTACATAGTATTTTATGTAGTGCGCCGCTAGCGGTATGCGGCGGTGTCACCAGTACTAGCTTTTGCTTCTGTAGTAGTATCATCTTAAAGTAATGCCTTCCCCGCTATACCCTTCTATGCAATCCTCTTTAAGTTCTTCTATAAACTTTTGATAGAATCTAGCGCCCATAGCGTCTGCTTCGTATAAATCAAAAAGCCGCCCCTGTTTCTCGCCTAGCGCATTTTCGCTACGGTATAAATACTGTAGCAAGCCGCGCCACTGTCTCTCGTCGCCTCTAAACCAGCCCGTACCGTCTATGCTTTTAGCGCCGCTTTTATGACATACCCATAAAGTACGAGGCGAATTTACACCGCCTACGTGTACATTCTCGAATTTATTACAAAAGCGCCATATGTTAGCCCGTTTCCATTTTGGACTACCGCCAATAAATACCCATTCAGCGCTAGGAGGTACATCTTCCGGCGCCATGCCGTCTTGGACAACAAAAGCCAGCTTAAACTTATACCGCTTGAACCAGTGCGCGCCGTCTGTCCAAGTATCCCATTCTGCTAAAGTCGCCTCCCTATCTGCTACTACATCGGGAACCACCACAAATATAGGCGGCTTTTTATGAGCTGCCGCCTTATCCAATAACAGCCTAAACTTATCTACCTCCCAGTCTTTACCTTTTGTCGTCGCAGCATAGCGACCATTATCTAGCGCATATGGCATATCTACATTACGCCAGCCATCTATACCGAAAAGACAAGCGAAGCGGGTAGGATATTTAGCCCACAATGCGCGTACTTTTTTACCTGTGTTATTTGATAACATAATCTGCATTACTATACCTCTTAAAATGGTGGGTCGTCTGGCATGTTAGACTGTGAAGTAGCCGTAGCCTTAAACTCTTTAAGCTGCTCTCTAACTTCTGCGTCGCTAGTCTCGCTCTCTAAGTATCTATATACGCTATTGCGCTTAATGTCCTTACTATCATGGTAGCTCTTTATCTCGACTTTACCGGCTTTACCTTCGCAGTCTGCGGCGACTATGCGCCCGTCTTCAAACTGCTTAACCAGCCCGGTACAGTGCGCAAACTGTTTCACCTTCCACATTTTAGAAGGGCTTAGCCATTGATTAAGTAGCATATTGCCGCCATCGTGGTACACCTTTAGCACTATCTTTACCTGCTGCTCGCCTTCGTGTCCTTCTAGGCGGCTTGTACAGTCTTCGCTAGCGACTATCTCGAAGTCGTAGCAGCCATCGCCGAGTACTCTATTGCCTGCGTCATTTGGGTCGAAGTCCATTTTATTCTTATCCTATGTAAATTACAGATTCTAGTTAATGTTAAAAGTCCTATTTTTACTCCAGCGGTACGCCATACTATTAGTCGTATCTGCTGTAGTGTTAAGCCGTGAAGCCCTGCGCTAAGCTCGTATATCTGTGTAGAGGCTTTACAAGCGTCTATTAGTTTTCTACTGCTACGCATTTAGTCGCCCCTGTGCGTAGCTAATACATTTAGCGAAGTCTTCCGCTGGTATTAGCTCTAGCTTTTCTACGCCAGCTTTTTCTAGCCAGCCGTCTGTAGTGCTAGACCCGATACCCGCAGTAGTCAAAAGCTCTTTTAGCTTCGCTACATCTTCCGCCGCTGGTAGTTCGTGCAGTATCTCCCGCTTAGCGTCTATCTTGTTGCCGTATCGCTCTGCGAAGTCTGCGTAGATAAGGTCGAATTTTTCGCCCTTTACGAAGCCTTCTAGGCGGCTCTTACGTACTCTCGCTTTACGGCTGCGCCCTTCTTCTAAAATCTCTAGCCATAAGTCCAGCTCGTAGTCTAGCTTTTTCATGCCGTCGAAAGTCGTGTCTACTACGCTCTGCTGTCCGTCTGCGTCTTTCCCCCACTTGTCGGCGCTGTGACATATATAAACTACGTTCATGTCTAGGCGGTCTAGCCAGCGTATGAGCCTGCGCGTAGGTCTATTAGCCTCTTTCTTATCGCGCCCAAAATCGTTACCTACTTTTTCCTCTGCGATAGAGGCGGCTATAGAATAGAGCTTAGAAAAGCTATCTATAACTACCGTTTTATAGTTATGCTCTATCGTAGCTAGTGTCTGTATTTCCTCTATTACCGTGTAGTAATCTTGGCTACCCTCAGACTGCCCAAAATAGACGCCACCGCCAGCGGCTAACTTCTTAGCGTAGTGGTCGCGCTCAGCGCTTCCCTCTATGTCTATGTAGTAGCAGTCTGGGAAGTCTAGCGCAAAGTACGTTTTACCTACGCCAGCCTCTCCGCTTAGTATAATCTGTGCGCGTTTATCTTTCCCTACTGGGGGCTTAGCTTTTAGCTCTCGCATTTTCTATATCTTTCTGGCGTAGTTCGCCTCTTACAATTCTTATATCTGCTGGCGCGTCTACGCCTACAAGTACACTAGACGCGCGTAGCTTGATAATCTTTATAGTTATGTCTTCGCCTATGTGTATTATCTGCGATTTTTTGCGGGTTAGGTTTAAGCTCATTATGCTACCTCACCTTCTACGAATAGCCCGCTAAAAACCTCTTGCGGCTCTTTAGTGCGCACTGCCATTAGCTCTATAGATGCGGCGTCTATAACAGCCCACGCCTGCCGCGCTGGGTAGTTATAAATAAGCGGCGTAAAGTTAGGTAATAACTCCCAGCCGGTAAAGTCTGTACCTTTCGGTACGATACCATAGATAGTAACTACGCTATCCCAATAGCCGCAGGCTATCCAGCCGCCTACTTCTTCTGTCTGTGTGCGATAGTGGCTAATACATAGACCTTTAGTAATTCGGTTAGTTATGTTACCGGGATTAAGCCACTCAGCGCAGACGCCATAGCCTTTTATGCCTTCGTGACACTCTAGCATTATGTCGCTGTCGCAATCGTCTACGTAGGTCGTCTCATGCCAGATATTAAGAGACGTTAGCCATTTAGATACAGCCCAACAGCAGATACTATCTGCGAAGATGTCGCACGGCTCGCGCGGTCGCTCTGCTGGGTGTGTCCTATCTGTGCCTTTATCTTGCGCGTATCTATCTGCGCACTTTATCACGTATTGCGGAATAATAACGCGCGCGCTATCTGCTTCTTTTTCTTCTGTAGCCATCTTGGATACTATCTTTCTTTTAAGGTTTTAACTTCGTTTACTTCTTACTCTATTAATATATTAATACCATCGGATAAACACAAGCCCAGCGAAACAAAAAACCAGAAAAAAGAGAAAGTATCTAGACTTACTTTTTCAGTAGATAAAGCACTACAGAAGATAGCGCGCCTAGAATAGCTGTTACTGCGGTACGCATAGCCCAGCGCGTAGAGTCTTTAGTGTCGGCTATGTCATTCTCCGCAACACTTACCCGCGCCTCTAGAGACTTCTTACCGTTACCGGCGTAGAGATTGCTAATAGGCTCAAGCTGGCATAGTATGCGCTCTACCTTTACGTCTATCCGCTTTACTTCGTCGCGCAACTCTTGTAGCTCTGTCACTGTGGCGCGTCTTCTTTCTTTACGACGGGTCGCAGACTATCGCCGATTACTAGACCCGTGATAATTACTACCAGCTTGTTTAATAATTCTTCATCTACTAGCGGCTCGCTAAGCTGTGCATTGACTACCGCAAAAAATGCAGTAAGCACAGCTATTACTGTGCGCTTAGATTTTGCTGCGGCTAATATCTCTTTTATCATTTACTCGCCTCCCGGTAAAAATTGCTTAATCATATCTAACGCGCCACCACCTGCGCCGCTAGATAATAGCAGGTAAGCCCCTAGCAAAATTGCTATTAACATAAATAACCATTTACGCGCGTAGCCCTTACTAGTCTTTAGCTCTGCTTTAGCCAAAATTATATCAGCTTTACCCTCTCGTCTCTCTGTCTTTTTATCCTCGACCATAACTAACTTACCTTCGCTATTACGCTCTCTACGTTTACGCCCCATCAGTAAACCTCTCCATTAGTTGTACATATTACCCATGCCCCGCTACGCTCTGCTATCTCGCTCGCCTGAATAGCGCAGCTCTCTACAAACCAATCTAATTCTAACTTGCTAAATTCTCGCGCTTTATAATCACTAATAGCGCGCGGCTTCTGTCTGTCCGAATCTGTACCATTAAACATTATAAGCCGCTTACATTTTATGCCGTGTCTCTGTAGCCAGCTCTCAGTTATCGCCCTGTCTTTCTCCAGTCTACCCGTGATAATCGCCGGTAGCTCTGCGCGTCTTGCTAGATATCTAGGCTGCGCCGTCTCTAATGGTTTATTGTATGGCATGTCATGGCATAGCACGCCGTCGAAGTCAAAAGCCATACGGCTAACATAGCCACTATTGAACAAGTTCCATTCTAGTAAGTGGGGTAGCTCTAGCTCACTACATTGTAAATCCGGTAGATTCTCCGCGCGCGGATTAACATAAATAGCAGCGGTAACACCTCTAAAGGCTTCTAGCTTTTTCATGGCTGCGCCGCTGGCTACCGTGTCGTCTACAAATAATAAGCGGGTAGGCTCTGGCGTAGCCTTGAAGCGCTGCCCAGCGCCCACATTAGTTACATACCCTTTATGTAAACTATATAGAGGTAGGTGTAGCTGGGTCGCCATCACGCTAGCGGGTATCATACCAGAGCGCGGAATAGCACATATAGCGTCTATCTCTGGCGGTACTTCAGCGCAAAATTTAATAGCCTTATGTACTAGCTCTACGGTCTGGATAAGGCGCGCATTTTTGAAAGCTGGCGTAGCCGTCGCAGAGTTTAGCTTACTTTGCCTAGACCTACAGCCGCCGCAGGTAGGGATATTTAGCGCGGAAGTTAGGCGCTGTATGGTATCGCCGAGCCCTTTCTTTAGTGCGCAGTTACGATAGCTAGGGCGCTTTTTCTTGTGTCCACAATTAATACAGACTACGCCCGCTTCGCTTGTTTCCCATATGCACCGCATATTATACCTCTACCGCCTCTACTACCACGCTACCCGAAGCGCTGCACCAGTCCGTAAAGCTAGTCGTAGCGACTTCACCGCCATAGTTTACACTAATAGTGCCTATATCTTCAAATTTACTGAACGTATGCCCGCTATGTAATCCGCATTGGCTAGGGTAGTTGTGGTACATCTCGTGATAGTAGTAGAAGTCGTCGCACTTGCCGTTAAACTCGCCTCTAATTACTGGGTTGCCTTCGTCGTCTAGTACTGTCTCTGTTAGTGACAACTCCATTTTATAGCCAATATGTAGCCGCCATTCTGTGCCTAGCTCTACGCCGTCGTCTATCTTGTAGCGCGCTAATACTAAAGCACTCCAGCCGAAGGACTTATAAGTAGTATAGCCCGTGTCTTCGTCTAGCTCAGAGCTGCTACACATTCTATCTCCGATATAGTCATTAAAAGATACACCATAATAACAAGTAGCGCCGGGAACATAGTTTGTAGGCAAGTCGTGCCTAGCTGCTACACATAAAGAATTACCCCCAATGCACTGTAGCGTAAATGTACCGTTGAGAAAGTCGCACTTATCGCAGTCTGTCGAATCTGTGAAGCCGCTAAAAGTTACGTCAAATTCTCCAGTCCATAGCGTGCCGGGAAAACTATCACTACAATCGTCGCAACAATCGCTAGGCGGCGGCGGTGGCGGGTCTGGCGGGTCGCCTTGACAACAAGAGCAGCCGGGAGAATGTCTAGAGATACCAGCCATCAGCCGCAGTCTTCCATATCGACCACCCAGAAGCCAGAGCCTTCTACGCGCTTAATGGTTATAAACGTGGCATAATTAATAGCGCCGCTAGCTATATTGTACGCCGTTACTTTTTCGCCAGAATCCGTAAGCACGCCCGCAGATGACATATAGTAGATGTCTACAGTACCGCTACCGGCTGTACTACCAGAGCGCGCAGCTATAGCGCCTACCGTTTTAGCTATCGCAGTTTGTACCCCTATCACGGGTATCCATAACCCACTACGAAAGTTACGGCTAACTCTTATATAGCTATCTACTGGTATAGGTATTAACGAATCGTTATAAATCTCTATCTCGTCTCGCTGCGCGTCTTCTAGTTTTCCGTCTTCGTCTATCTTCCAGATTTCAGCCTTACCCTTACCTAGTTGCGTTGTACTTCTGCCTGTAATTATCTCTGTTACTTTTACTAATACGGCTTCTTCTCTAAGCCTGATAGTATTATTAGGCGCAGCCGCTACACCAGCTCTCAACATACTCAATTGACTATGTAGTAGCTGGTGGTCTTTTTTAAGCAGCGCTATAGCGCGCGCATTAAGTAAGTAGCCCTCTGCCATTTGACTAAATCCCGCTTGTACTAAGTGTCACTGGGTCGCTGGGTAGCGTAAAAGTCGTAATAGTCGTATTAGACGGATACCAGCTTAATGTAGCGCCGGGTTCAAAGCTAAGCGCTGTTATCGTTTTATCTTCGCCAGCGGTAGCCGTTAAAATTCCATCTGTGTCTATAAAAGCGCTAGCTATCGTACCGCTAGAGTCTAGCACAAACTCGCCGCGCAAGCAGTCTACAGTAGTCGCAGCCGCAGAACCTACTAGCGTTGTCTTACCATTTTTTATGTGTGCTGTCGTTAAGCTACAGGCTATCTCTACATCTGCGCCGAAGTTATAGCAGGTAGTTAAAGTAACACCGCTGCCTACTTCTACCTCTCCAGCTAGCGCGCGTATCTCGCCAACTACGGAAGTGTCGCCGGGCTTATGGGCTATGCCTACGCTACCGCTTTCTATATTAATACCCGTTAGCGCGTCGCCTCTAATGTATAGCCCTCTAGTGCCATCGCCGCCGCTAGCTGTCTGCTGAATCTCCATAGTTATAGCGGCGCCTCTAACGTCTAGGGTCGTCTGCCCAGTACCCGCAAAGTCTACGCTAGTAAAGCTCATATTTAAGCTACACTCTGCCGTGTAGCCTTCTTCTACTACAAGCGCGCCGAACTCAGTACCAGAGCTGCCACTAATTTCATTAGGGTAGTCTGCGACTAAATAAATATCGTCACCGGCTACCGGAATTACACTTCCTACCCAGTTCGAATTAAGCGCAAATGATGTAGATACATCACCTTTCCAGATGCGTACTGTCATTGTCTATACTTTCTAAAAAAATGCCTACGGTTTTCTTAACTTCTTAATCGGTTGTGCTACGTGAAATTTTAACGGGCGAAAATTGCGCTCTGGATATGCTGCATAGCGTAAGTAAGCCCCTATATCATTATTAGAGGGCGCAGCGGCGCCGGTTTTATGCGCGACGTCTCCGCGCCCGTCTAATAATGCTGGCTCGTCTATCGGGTGTCCCTTCTCGTCTACTATAAGCTCATCTACATAGCTTACAGCATTGGTAGTTTTATCAACTTTCTTTACTAGCGTCGTTTTTCCTCTATCCAGAATATCGAAGCGCCAGCCTCTATAAAGGTCTATTTCTAATACATAATCTACGCGCCAAAATGGTTTACGCAAATTCTGCCAGCGGCGATTCCCCGTTATACCGTTTATCTTGGCTGCAAATGGCGGAACGTTCATTTTGAAGCCGTTTATATCTATAAAAAATGCGGCTTTATTTACGCTGTCTTGATATTTGAGCGCCCATACTGGGAACTCTGAATGGTTGCGCGTTATGTTTACCTGTAACCGGCTGTACTCTATCTCTAGCGGAGGGTCGAAGCGCTTATGGGCGGAGTTGATAACTGGCTTACCGTTTTTTAATTCGCCAGTTAGGAAGCCGTCGGCTGGGTTAGCGTAGGTTGAATTTTTCGGACCCAGTGCTGGGTGTAATGGCATGGCTTGAAATAAGTTTAACCTATCGCTCTTAGTATCAAATGTCTGTTTACCAATATAAGCGGCTTTCTCTGCGGGTCGTGTACGCTGTATTAGCTGAATATTAATATCGGGTCCGACTAACTCCCAATCTTTTTTCTTGCCGTCTTTGTCTTTAGGGTCTGGCTCGCCGGGCTGGTTGGTAGTGCCTAAATCTAAGCCGCCTATCTTTAGCGGCTTGTAGGTTACGTCGTAAGCCCAGCGCATAGCCGATAACTGGCTTACGTTAATCTCTCGCGCGACCATTGAGCGGTTAGTATCATTACCGATATTTTCATAATAGCCGCCGGGAAGTGGAACAGATACACCCGTACTAGGGTCGCTGGGATAGCCTAAGCCGTCTATACCGTCGTTTACGTCGTCTGTCTCGACAATAAAACGTACTCGATAAGTCGTCTCTGTTGCCGATGAAGTCCAACTAGTAGTAGCCGCGCGGCTGTTTCTATCTATCGTTACTGCAACTACCGCCATGTTATGCAATCCCCGCTACTGTTGCGCCCGGTTTCTGGTTTATTTCTTTTAACAAAGTAACAGTAGTAGCGCCGCTGCCAGCAATAGAAGTCAATAGCTTTTCCATAGCTCGCTGCTGTTTCTCTCTAATCCTAGCCGATACTTCCGCGCTCGTACCTTTCAAAACAGCCCCTACGCTAATGTCTAAAGATTTTATCTTAGCGTCTAGCTCATCTACTGCCGTGTCGTCTAATTCTAGCTTAAATGTCTTTTCTGCTTCATCTATTAACTCTGACATTTGCCGGTCTATTTCGTCGAAAACTTCATTAATAGCAAGCACCGCGCCCGCTGCTGCTGCTGCGGCTACTAGCAGTCTAGTTATATTACCGCTAGCGGCTTTCATGGCTACTTGTGCTGCTGCTAAAGAGCGCATAGCTTTAGCGAGTAACGCTAGACCCTTAATAGCTAAAGGTATCATTTTTAAGAACATACCCCAGAGCGCTACAAAAGCTATCCATTTCGCTACTAATACTACCATCTGCTTAATCATTACAGCATTTACTTTTATCCAGTCTTTTAGCTTCTTCACTATGTGAATCATTACCCGCAGCGCGTACTTTAAGTCTTCAGCGAAGCCCGAAGCTATCAGCATACCCAGCTCTAAAAGATTATCTTTTAATGTAGACCATAGACCAATTAGCGCTTGCGATTGCTCAGCCATCGCCGTAGACATTTCGCCGCCTACGCCTGCTGTCTCCCACATAGCCTGCTGTAACATATTAAAGCTAATAGCGCCTTGACTAATCATACTCTGTACAGCCGCTTCCGTAATACCTAAATGCGCAGCTAACATCGCTAAAACTGGTACGCCGCGCTCTTGTAACTGGTTTAGCGTCTCACCTGTTAGCTTGCCTACGGCTTTTATCTTACCCATTATTTTAGCTAGTTCGTCTATGGGCATACCGATAGCGGAAGCCATGTTACCCATCATAAATAATTGCGCGCCTACCGTTTCGGCTGTCCAGCCAAAAGACAATAGAATTTTGGTAGCTTTTATTAAGTCGTCTAGCTGAAAAGGCGTAGCCGCCGCAAATTCTCGTATTTCCATTACCAGCGCTTGCGCTTCTTCTAAACTCCCTACGAAGGTCTTTATAGCTATTAAGTCTTGCTCTAGCGTGGCGGTCGCTACTATCACTAGCTTTATAGCTTGTATACCTAGTAGCGCGCTACCTAGTATTGCTAGCTGTCTAATAATACCGGCGGTAAACTTCTGAAAGACTGCGCCCGCGCTCGTAGTCTGCTTGCGGAAATTACCAGACATGCCGCGCAAGCTCTTATTAACTCGCCCTACCCCAGCTTCAAAAGGCTTAGTACGCGCTACGAAGGTCGTAGCTATGCTACCTATGCTTAGTGCCATCTATCCAAATCTCGCTATCATTTCTGCTTCGTCTTGGTTTACGTCTATTACTTTCTTTTCGCCCTGTCCTCTTGCGTAAGCCGGTAAAAAGTAGTCTAGGTCTACGCTCTCGCTAGCCTTACTAGCTACTACGTTATTTATCATGCTACATACGTAGCTAGTCTGTAGCCATCGTTCGCCAAAAGGCTCGCATCTATAAAACGCTACCCATTCTGCGAACTGTTCGCTAGTAATCCTCTCTAGCATCTCGTCTACATTAACGAACCCTAAAGCCAGCGCTAGACGGTAGGCGAATCTGCGGCGGCTGCCGCTAGCGCTGCGCAATTTTTTTCTAATTCGTCTACTTCGTCTTCTCCGAATCCACAATGCGCGCTAGCTATCTCAAATAGCCGCCCGGTTATGTTTCCGTCTAAGTCGTCTAGCTTGTTTAGGTCGTTATTCTCTAGCAGCTTCGCGCCGTCGTCGTCTACTAGCGTAGCAATTATTAATAGCTTACGTGCTTCGATATTTACGCCGCCTTTATTATTAAGTATCTTTTTCTCGAAGTTACCTTTAGCGCGCTCTGTTAAGTTTTGGAACCTAAACACCATACCGGCTATTTCTGCGGTTTTATAGCGCTTACCAGTACAGCTTAACAATGCTTCTCTAGTCGTCGTCTCCATTTTCTATATCTTCCTCTGTTGGCGGCTCATGGATTTTAGAGATGCTACCGCCTATAGCTTTCTCTACTTTCGCTCTTACG